GTGACCTGGGTCGAGATCGATAACGCCAAGGACGTCACGCTGAACCTGGAAACCGGCGAGGCGGACATTACGACGCGCGGCAACAGCGGATGGCGAGCCACGGCCGCGACGTTGAAGGACGGCTCCATCGAGTTCGAGGCCCTGTGGAAACCCGGCGACGCGGCCTTCGACGCGCTGCAGACGGCGTGGGCCGGGTCCAACGAGATCGCCATCGCAGCCATGGACGGTGCGATCGCCACGACGGGCAACCAGGGCCTCGCCAGCAACTTCACGGTCACCAACTTCAGCCGCAATGAGCCGCTGGAGGAGGCCGTGACGGTCAACGTCACGCTCAAGCCGTCGAGCTTCACCGAGTGGTACGAGGCCGCGTGAAACCGCTGTTCTTTGACTCGGGTGCCGTCCTGCGGCAGCGTGTGAAACAGGTATGACGACAGGTCAGACGAAGAACCAGATGCAGACTACGGCCCCCCATATCCAGAGGAGCATCCCGACCTTGGCGTACTTCCTCAGCAAACCGTCGCGCCGGAATATGAGATTGCGTATGGGGTCGCGCCGCCCGACTCGCCAATGGCTGTCCGGGCCTGATGTGGTCCTAAGGAGCAGTATCAAAGGCGTCACTGCGGCTGCGAAGACAATGAACACGACCTTGACCTCGATAGGCATAGGAGGACTCCCAAGATGCTAAGGATACCGAAGAAACGCTCTGCGGCAAAGAGTGTCCTCCTCGTCTTGCTGTTCTTCCATTCATTGGCGCCCGGCTGAGCACAGGAGACTGAAATGAGGCAGTTCAAGGACAACGCGGACCGGACGCACCAGCTGGCGATCAACACGTGGGCGCTCAAGCGCATCCGGGACAGCTTGGAGCTGGACCTGCTGGACCTGGGCTCCGAAGGCGAGAGGTCCCAGGCCCTGCTGGGCCGGCTGATGGGCGACCCGGTCCTGCTGGTGGACATCCTCTACTGCATCCTCAGGCCCGATCTGGACGCGGCGGACATCTCGGAAGAGGCGTTCTACAAGGCAATGTCCGACGACGCGATCGACCAGGCCACGAAGGCCCTACTGGAGGAGATCGCGGATTTTTTCCCGAGCCCGCGGGACCGGGCGAGGGCGCACAAGGTTCTGGCGATCACCGAGAAGTTCCTGGACCGGGCCCAGGACATCCTGGACCGGCGGGTCGAAGGCGGCGAGCTGGAAGGGGCAATGGAAGATGCGCTGTCGGCCCTTGGAGCCCATGGAAAACCGTCTACCAACTCGCCGGCGCCGTCGGAGTCGACCCAGGCCCCCTGACGCTACGGGAGCTGCTGTGGATGGCCGAGGGCCGCCAGCGAAAGCTGTGGGACCACACGGCCTCGATCGTCGCGACGATCGTCAACGTCAACCGTGACCCGAAGAAGTCGCCTATACCCGCGTCGCGATTCCATCCGTTCGAGGGCGGACGCGGCCGGCAGAGAGGCATACCGATCACGGCCGAAAACATCGGCCTGCTGAAAACCGTTTTCGTGGACCCGCCTGCCTGACGGGCAGGCAACAGACAGAGGAGAGACACATGAATTGGGAATGGATCATGACGACCGTCTGGAGCGCCCTGAATTCGCCGGCCGCCATCGCGGCCATCGCTGGGCTGATGCTGTGGCTGCTGAACCGGCTTTACGCCGCCAGGCCCACATGGCAGGCGTTCGAGGGCTCGATCATCGCGGCCGTCAAGTGGGCCGAGAAGGAGATCCCCGACGACACGCCCAACAAGGCGCTCAATCGCCTCAACGCCGCCTTGAACTATGTGGTCAAGGTCTACGAGGAAGCGCGCGGCAAGTCGGCCGACGCCAAGACCAAGGCCGAACTTCGCGAGGGCATCCAGATCGTCCACGCAGAACTGGAGGCAGCCGGCAACCTGGCCCGGGGCGCTGGAGGCGACGAATGAAATGGGTCATCGCAATCCTGACCGTGATCCTGCGGGCGCTGCTGCCTGCCCTCTTCGAGGCGACGAAGCCGTCGGCCGAGGACGGCGCCACACGCCCGGACCTGCGGAACCGCCTGCGCGCCCGGGTCCGGGCCCGGTGGGGCAAGGCCCTGGCCATCGTGTTGATCCTCGCGCTGGTGCCGGGCTGCGGGACGCGGACGATCTACGTTGCCAACGGCGAGCCCGTGCGCCTCCGGGAGACCATCCGCAAGGCGAAGGTGTGGGTACTCGACGCCGACGGTAAGCCCGTCGCCGGCCGCATGGACCTGCCCGAGGGCTGGTTCTGCCTACCCGATCCAGGCCCGGAGGAATGAACCGGCCATGTTCCGGATGAAGACCGTCAACGTGACCATGTTCTTCGACCGCAAGAAGGTGCTCCGTGCGGTGGACAAGGCGACGCGCCGGGTCCTGTCGAAGGCCGGCGCGTTCGTCCGTACCACGGCAAAGCACAGCATCCGCCGGCGGAAACGTGTCTCGCAGCCGGGCCAGCCGCCCAGTTCGCACATGGGCCTCCTGAAGCACCTGATCCTCTTCGGCTACGACAGACGCCGACAAACAGTGGTCGTCGGCCCGTTGAAGCTCAACCAGAAGATCGGTAACGCCCCGGAGGCCCTGGAACACGGCGGGGCCTCAATTGTAGCCGAAGGCCTGCGGAACCGACGGCGCAAGCGCCGCGTGCGGATCAAGGCTCGCCCTTTCATGGGGCCGGCGATGGCAAAAGAAACGCCGAAGTTCCCGAAACTGTGGGCCAACTCGGTGAGATAGTGTGGACCACGCAGTCACTGCTACGAGGCAGACGATCGACCGATGAGTTGCTTGTCGCAAATCCACTGGGTGAATGTAACGCCAGGGATGGCCGAATGGGTGGATAGTCCATCCGCTTGGTCTCGGATATCGCCGAGGATTGACCAGTCTCTAGCCACTCGCTGGCCCAACTCGATGACTGACATCACAAAGTCATTCCATCGCTGGACTGCGTGGGTGGTGCAGAAGTCTATCACGAACCCACCCTCAGCATGGGGCTCTATCGAGTCGTCCACAACAGCGTGGCCGAGCCTCTCGAAGATCCTGCGAGCCATTATCTGCGCCTTGTCGTGGGACTTAGCGTTGCATCGTGCTTTCCAGAAGGCCTTCATGTTTTGCGGGGCATCAGACAATGCGACAACTCCAGCCACCACCCAACCAGGGAGACTAAGCTCGATTCTAGTCTGCCGGCCCTGGGTATGAGAAGCGCCAATGCCATCTTCACAAGGAATCCGAGCCGGTCGAGCCTACGTCGAACTCGGCGTGGGCGACAAGCTGACCGCCGGCCTTCGACGCGCCCAGGTACGTCTCCGCGCGTTCGCCGCCGGCGTCGACCGCATCGGCATGGGTATGTTGCGCACCGGCGCGATGATGGCCGCCCCCCTGGCTATCGGGGCCAAGGTCTTTGCCGACTTTCAGCAGCAGATGGCCAACGTCTCGACGATGCTCGACGAGCCGGCCAAGCACATGCCCGAGTTCACCGAGGCCCTCCGCCGGATGTCCGTCGAGTTCGGCGAATCGACCGAGGCCCTCGCCGGCGGGCTCTACGATATCCTTTCGGCGTCGATCCCAGCGGGCAAGGCCCTGGCCGTACTGGAAACGGCCACCCGGGCCGCCAAGGCCGGCATGACCGACACCAAGACGGCCGCCGACGCCCTGACGACGATCCTGAACGCCTACGGGCTCTCAGCCGATCGGGCCGGCGACGTCTCGGATCTGCTCTTCCAGGTAGTCAAACGCGGCAAGACCACGTTCGCCGAGCTGGCCCCGTCGATCGGCATGGTCGCCTCGACAGCGGCGGCCGCAGGCCTGTCGCTGCCGGAACTCGGCGGGGCCCTCGCGACCCTCACACGCAACGGCGTGCGCACCGAGAACGCCGTAGCCGCCGTCAACGCGACCGTCGCGGCGTTCCTCAAGCCCTCCGACGAGGCCGCAGCCTACGCCGCCGAGCTCGGCTTCAATATGTCCACGGCGACCCTGCGGGCCGAAGGGCTCGAAGGGGTCTTCCGCCGGATCGGCCAGTTGCCCCCCGACGCCATTGCGCGGCTGTTCCCCAAGATCCGGGCCCTGCGGGGCGTGATCCCCGCCATCCAGAACCTCAAAGGCTTCCGCGAGGACATCGCCGCGATGGGCCGCTCGGCCGGCTCGACGTCCACGGCCTACGAGAAGATGACCAAGACCCTCACGCACGCGTTCAACCAGGTCAAACAAGCCGGCATCCTGGCACTGTCGCGGCTCGGCGAGACGCTCGCCGACGGCCTGACAGTGGCGGCCAAAGCCATACGCCTGATCGCCGACGCCGCCGGCGAGTGGATCGCCAAGAATGGTGATCTGGCCCGAACGATCGGGGCCGTCGCAGTCGCCGTCATTGCCGGCGGGGCCGCCATGTTGTTCGTTGGGGCGGTGATAAAGGTCGTCGCGTTTGCCCTGGGCGGTCTAAGTATGGCTTTCGGCCTCGCCGCCGTGGCCGCCAAGCTCCTCGGTGCGGTCCTGGCGATCATCCTCTCTCCGATCGGCCTGGTCGCTGCCGCCGTGGTGGGACTTGGCGGCTACGTGCTGTATTCCAGCGGCGTTGCCGGTAAGGCCCTCGGCTGGCTGGGCAAGAAGTTCGGCACGCTTGCCGACGACGCAGTCGGCGCTTACCAGGGCATCTCCGACGCCCTTGCCGCCGGCGACATCGGCATGGCCGCCAACATCCTGTGGCTGACGCTCAAGATGGAGTGGAAGCGCGGCGTCGCGGCGCTGCTGAGCGTGTGGCTGACGTTCAAGCATGGTTTTCTGAAGCTCGTCTACGACACGTGGCATGGGGCGCTGGCCCTCGGTGAGTTCATCTGGCACGGCCTGCAGGTGGGATGGATCGAGGTCACCAGCGCCATCAGCCAGACGTGGACGCGGTTCACCAGCTTCTTCGCGGACAAGTGGGAGTACATGAAGGCCATCGCCAAGAAGGCCTGGACCTGGATCAAGTCGCTGTTCGACGACTCGGTGGACACGGACGCCGCCTACAAGAAGATCGACGCCGAACGTGAGGCGGCCGTCTCGGGCATCGACGACGCCAAACAGAAGGCCCTGCGGGCGCGGGAACTCCAGCGGGCGCGCCAACGCGAGGCCGAGGCGCAGCGCCACGAGGACCGCCAGATCGAGATCGTCCGCAGCTCCATGGCCGAGCGCGAGGCGATGGAGAAGGAGCGCCGCGAGCGCATGGCCGGCGCGGAGCAGGAACTCGTTGATGCCCGTGCCGAGTGGCAAGAGGCGCTGAACCAAGCTGCCGCCGCACGGCAGAAGAAAGAGGCCGAGGACGACGGGCCCGGGCAGCTCGAAGGCGCCGACAAGCTCAAGGACATCATGTCCCGCATCAGCGGCGGCATGGAGGTCGTCGAGCGGAAGGTCAACATCCGAGGCACATTCAACGTCGCAGCCCTGTCGGGCTTCGCCTCCGGCAGCGTGGCCGAACGGACGGCCGTCGCGGCCGAGCAGACGGCCAAGAACACCAAGGACGTCAAGCGGATCCTCGCCGACTTCGGCGGGTCGAGGTTTGTATAGGTGTTGCCCTGGCATGTGACTGGATTAACATAGCGACACGATACCCTGAAGGAGTCATCGATATGCCCACAGAGAATCGAATCACGATCGACGCAGACGAGGTCGGTACTGACAATGAGCCGTGCCCGGTTGTTGGGGTCAGCAACACACAGGCGGATCCTCCCGAGTACATCCTGTTCATGTTCGACGAGGAGGCCGGGGACTTCTATCTGGAGCGTAATGACCAATCCACAGCCGGACTCGGGGGCATCTGCGAGATTGAGCTCAGACGAGAGTCATTGAAAGTGTCTCTCGCAGGGGGGACGGCCGAAGCGGTTGGCGCTGAGGGAATTGAGGTGCGATTGAATCTTGAGGACGGGAGTTTCGCTCGCCTGCGAGAAGCTCTCCATACCATGTTCTCGGGAAGCGGCATACTGGTGGATCGAGAGCAGTCCCAAGGCTAGTGGGTCTCGGTGGGGGCTCGAGAGCGCACAGGCTGACCCTCCGTAACGCCATCCCCAGTTGAGAGGAACGGATGCCCGTCACCTGCAACGAAAAATACCTGAGCCGGCCGACGAAGGAGTCCGGCAGCACCGGCGCCGGCGAGGAGCTGCTGTCGGTTGAACTGCTGTACGTCGTCAAGGGCACGGACAACGAGCTCCTGGCGATCCAGTCCGTCCGCAGCAACTCGCCGACCACGCACGAGGGCTTGGAGCGCGGCGAGATCAGCATCGAGCCGATCGGCCCGACGCAGTGGGAGGCGACCGTCCAGTACAGCCCGCCCGGCGCGGAGTTGGAGGAAGGCGAGTCGTCCTACAGCTTCAACACCGGCGGCGGCACCCAGCACATCACGCACAGCAAGTCGACCGTCGGCAGCTACGCCCCGGCCGGCGAGACGGCCCCCGACTACGACGGCGCCATCGGCGTGACCAAGGACAGCGTCGAGGGCGTGGACATCACCGTGCCGGTCTACCGCTTCTCCGAGACGCACATCAAGGGCGACTCGGACGTGACCAACGCCTACAAGGGCAAGCTCTTCTCGCTGACCGGCAAGACCAACAACGCCGGCTTCAAGGGCTTTTCGCAGGGCGAGGTGCTGTTCCTGGGCGCGTCGGGCTCGAAACGCAGCAAGGGCGACTGGGAGATCTCTTTCGAGTTTGCCGCCAGCCCGAACAAGACGGGCCTGTCGGTGGGCAGCATAACCGGCATCGCGAAAAAGGGCTGGGAATACCTCTGGATTCGATACGAGGACGAAGTGGACGCGACCGCCAACGCCCTGGTCAAGCGGCCGGTGGCAGTCTACGTCGAGCAAGTGTACGACGAAGGCGACTTCGGCGACCTGGCGATCGGGACGTAAGCGATGACCGAAACGCTCAAGAAAGTCAACCGAGGCGACCCGCTGCGAATCCCGGCCGCGACATTCAACACGTTCGTGGACGCAGCCCAGGACTACCTCCAGCGCCGCCATTCCCAGGGCCGGCAGGCCGCCCCGGTCGTTCGCCACAGCGGCATCGTGCTGGTGCAGAACAACACCGGCAGCGACCTCGATCTGCGAGCATTACGGGACGGTGAGCCCCAGAACTTCCGCGCTGCTTGGGTCAGGCTCTGATCCACCTTCCTTACTGAGCCGTAATTCAGCGATGATCCCTCACGATCCATTCTCCATATCAACTGGAGAACGCGCCTCGCCGTCCATGTACGTCTGCCTGCGACCGACTCAGGATCAATCCCCGCTGATCTGAGCGCGTTTCCCCAGATCCTGAAGTGCCGAATTGCGGCGACGTACAGCGGGCGATCCTCTGACTTCACAGCGGGTGTCCGCAGGGACAACCCCTCGAGTTCCCGCTGGAGAAGACGGCGTACCACGTCTTCCTTGCGCTCATAGTCGTGCTGTGTGCCTTTGTGAGCCATGTTCGCTGATCTTGCGTTCACCTCATCTCAAGACGCTCCCGTCCCGGTGACCTCTGGAGGCAGCAACCCTTGGGCTTGGCATAGCCCATTCCTCTACTACTACCTCTGTGACGCACACAATCATCACTCCGCACTTGCGAAACTCCGTCTCGATCTCCGTGCCCCCGGCATGCCCGGTGCGTGTGAGGCGTGCAAAGTCCTCCATGACCAGTACCTCGAAATCATCCTGCTCCCGCTTCCTCGCCAGAAGCCTACGGAGGTCATCCCGCAGCGCCGGGCGCCAGCCGCTGACGCCGGCCAGCCGGACCTCGCCCACGCACTGCATGCCGTGGCGATCGCCGAACCGACGGATGCGGCGGATCTGGTTCGCCAGCCTAGACGCCGCTCCTTCCGCCGCAGCGCACCGGGCATATGCGATGTATCTCTTGCCTCGGTAGCTCGGGTCCATACCCACTTCTCTACGGATCATGGCGCTTCCTCCCGCCGCGCGTGGCTTTCTTCCGGGCGCCCCTGCTACTGAGACGGTTCGCCGCCGGGCGCACGCCAGCGGCCGCCAGGGCCTTGGGCCAACCGCCGAGAAGGCGCCTGGCGGCGTTCGCCATTGAGGCCGACCCGCAGGAATGACTGCCGAGGGACTCTCCTGCGGCGTCCCTTCTGCGTATCACGCCGAGGATCGCCTCGACGGTCCACTTGGGCCGGTGTCGACGGATGCGGTCAGGATCGAACCCCGCGGCCCGCAGAGCCAAGCTCCAGTTCCCAAAATAGCGGCGCGCGGCCGTGGTCAGCGCCTTGGAGTCTCGCCGAACCGCCGTAGCGTTGAGCGGCTCGCCTGCTTGGTCCCGCTCTTGGATCGCATCGACCACGGCTTGCTTGGACCAGCGATGAGGTCTTGTGACCAGGTGCAAGGCGCCTGCGGCCTCAAGAGCGGCATCCCACGAGCCAAAAAGGCGGTAGGCAGCGATGACGGCGGACCGGGGCGCCATGTCAACAGTACGCACGGACTGACGTGCGGCCGCACGATCGCTGATCGCCTGGGCGATCGACGCACGCGTCCAGGTCGGCAGACGGCCGCGCACTGCGGCGGGGTCGTATCCCGAGGCGAGCAGCGCGTTGTCCCAGGAACCGCAGATCCCGTATGCCGCGAATACCAGTCCGCTATCGACATGCTGCTGCACCGCCCTAGCGCTCAGAGGCGCCCCCATCGCGTCGAGCCTGCGGATCTCCTGGGTGAGCCTCGACACCGTCCATATCCTCGCGCCCGATGCCGCCTCGGGATCGATTCCCGATGCTCGAAGAGCCTCCACCCAGGCCCCGAAGTGCCGCTGTCCCGCGCTGAGCAGCTTGCTGTCCTCCCTCAGGAGGACGCTGGCTTTGAGAGACTGCCCCGCCGCCTCCCGTTGGAGAATGCAGCTGACCACGCGCTTTCGGGACCATTTCGGCCGATCTCTGCAGAACTGCCGATAGTCGTAGCCCAGGGCCTTCAGCGCTTGGCGCCACCCGCCGGCGTACTTGAACGCGGCGCTGTACAGGGCGGCACTATCCTGAAGGATGTCCTTGATATGCATGGACTCTCCGGCTTCGATTCGCTCGCGGATCGCCTCAAGGACGCGCTGGCGGGACCACCACTTGTGGGGCGTGTGGCCCTCGACCGTCATTGGGTCGATTCCGGCGGCAAGAAGCGCATCTCGCCAGTACCTGAAGTAGTGCACGGCCGCGTTGAAGTACGTCCGGTGTTCGGACCGAACGACCATCGCCGCCAGTGATTCCCCTCGCGCCAACCGACGCTGCAGGAAGGCGATCACCTCCTCTTCCTTCACCTGTGGGATCCTGCGCAGAGCCATGCGGTAGAGGTGCTCTTCGCATTGCAGCTGCTCAATTCCGAACTGGCGTTTGTACTGCTGGAGCGTCAGACCGTGGGTCCGAAGATGCAGTGCGGAGATCAACCTGTACGGCTTGCCGCACACTTGACACGTAACGCTCTGCTGTCGCGGCTTGCCTTCCAGGCGCCTATGCGTCAGCACCGACCAGGATGGTTGTCCCATGTCCTGTTCCTCATACCCGTCCAAATGGGCCGTCCCGCTGAAGAGGCGGAGGCGCAT